CAGTTGCTTTCGTCATAATGCCATCCTACTAAATCCTTTAAGTTTTTCAAATCGAATGTGATTCTCAAATTTATCTTCCATCCCAGTCTTATGGGATATAACGAAGATATTTGCATCCTGAATCACGTAGCGGATGATCTTTAAAAATTCTTCTGTCCCTTGACCGTCTAGTGAACTATCAAATACTTCGTCTAGTATCATCAAGTTGGTTGAGACTGAATTCTTAAACTTAGCCACTTCCCTCCATGTGAAGAGAAGGGCTAAATCTATTCTTTGCTTTTCACCTTCACTAAACGATGCATAAGAAAAGTCCTCATGTATTGGGGACTGGACGGTTTCGTTAAACTCCTCATCAAGGGTAAAGTTTATGTAGAAGTCCATCATCTGTAGATAACGGTTTACTTGCTGATTGATCAGCGGTAGATACTTCTTGATGATTTTAGTCTTAACTCCTCCATCTTTCAATAGACCGTATGTGAAATTGTAATATTTGATTTGGTCTTTGCGAGAGACTAATTCGTCGTAAGTCTCTTGGAGATTCTCCTTGAATGTGGTTAACTTGTCATGTTCAGCACTTCGGTTTTCAAGTTGACTGGTAAGTCTTTGAATTTCAGATTCCAGTTCTTGGACTTGTCTCTGACATCCAGAGACACGAGTATTGTTTTTAGAAATGCCATGTGTGAGTTTAGTAATCTCCTTTGAAAGTGTAGTGAATTGACGCTCTCTTTCTTGTTCTGTTTTAATTGCGTCTTCTAGTTTCTCGTGACCAGATTGCAACTCTTTTGCTCTAGTTTGAGCGTCGGCGATTTTATTTAGTCGGAAGTCCTCATCAATATCTTGTGTACAAGTAGGACATACCGTCTTTTCTGTGAAGAACTTATGCTCTTTAGTAATGGTAGATACTTTCTGAGATATCTTACCTCTATAATTGTTAAGTTCTACTAACTTATCACCAGCACCTGTGACCTCTTCTTGTTGCTTTGTAAGGTCATCAATGTCTGCTTGGAGAATTTGATTCTTCTCCATATTAGTATCAATCTCAATTCCAAGTGTCTTAATTTTACCTTCCTTATCTTTGATATTCTCCTTACCACGACTCTCTACATCCCCAATAAATCTCTCTTGCATCTCCACTTTATCATTCAAAGATTCCTTCTTCAAATCTAAAGTATTAAGAACTTCTTTCTCTTGTCTTATCTTATCCTTAATAATACTATTCATTGAGGAGAATATTTTAATATCAAGTAAGTCCTCAATAACCTCTCTACGATTTGTAGCAGTCAATTGCATAAATGGAACAAAGTTACTACTACCTAGAATTACAATCTGTGTGAAAGATTTGTAGTTCATCTTCAATACATTCTGCTCTAACCACTTTTGTTGGTCGTTAGCAGAAGATGCTTGATCTAATACCTTATCATCTCTATAGATCTCAAATAGGTTTGGTTTTATTCCTCTTACTACTTTCCAATTAATCGTCCCAATAGAAAACTCTAACTCTACTCTACAATCCTTTTCATTAGTGGAATTTATTAACTGTCCCTTATTAATCTTACGAAATGGTTTACCAAACAAACTAAAGGTAAGAGCATCTAATACCGTACTCTTCCCACTACCATTATCACCTACAATTAATGTAGTGGCGTGTGAACTAAAATTAACTTCAGAATATTGATTGCCCGTAGATAAAAAGTTTTTCCAACGGACTTTTTCAAATAAAATCATGTTTAACGTTTGGTGGTATCACAATGTCATTGGGGGTAATGATAGTGTAACCATATCCATGGTCCTCACACACATCAAGCATCATATCAGGTTCAACTTCAATCACATGCATTTCAGGATAATCATTGTCTTCTAACTGCATAGCATAACGAGTTGCATCATCTTCATGTTCAAAAAGATAGAGAACATGTTCCCCTTCTTCATTCTCAACAGAATATGCTCCTTCGTTTTCTTTACCATTAACTGTTAGAATAAACATTAGACTAACTCACATGCTTCTTGATATACATTTTGAATAGTCTCCTGTATTCTGGATTTCTCTAGATTAATTTCAGCCTCTTCAACATACCTATTCAAAATAGATAGAGTATCCTCTGACTCGAAGGCTTCAAAATCTTCATTCTCTTGTAGTTGGAAATTCTCAACTACCTTAAGTTCATGGACATTTGCACTATACAACTTATCAATGAACTTTTCAAACTTCTTTGGACTGGTCTTCTTACGAACAATTACCTTTACAATTTTATCTTCATACTCACGAGTATCAAAGGTTTGGTAGTTTTGATCCTCATAGTAGATAGTATAGAACATTCTGTAAGGATTGTCTATAGGGGTATGGACTAGAGTTTCCGTATCAAAAATATGGAACCCTCTCGTATCCTCTAGGTCATTCCAAAACATCTCATAAGGATTTCCAAGATAAAATGCCTTACCATTATCAGACCTGGTATGATAGTGTCCTGAATATACTCTTTCAAATTTATCAAACACTTCTACATCTATACCCTGCTCCATAACATATCCTCTATGAATTCTAAAACCCCTAAATTCAAGATGACCCATAACAACATTACTCTTAGACTTCTTAATAGATTTATGAGTAGCATTCTCATTCTCTGAGTTGATCCAAGGTATAAGAAGGACATTTAAATTATCCAACTTTATTTCAGTTGCCTCAGAATAAGTTTTTATATTATCATATTCAGCAAGTAATAAATCAATTGCATTTACATTATTAGTATTCTTATAATATGCGGTATGATTTCCAACGATACTATGGATCTCACACCCCATGTCCCTCAACTTATCGTAATAGTTATTCTTTGCCCAGGATAAAGATGAAAAGTCGATACCTTTACGGCTATCGAAGGTATCGCCCATATCAACAATGGTAGTAATACCTTCCTTTTCAATAGTCGGAAAAAATATATCATTATAAAACTTTAAAAAATACTCGTGAAAATGTTTTGAATTTTTCCTAGCACCAAAATGCTGATCAGTTATTATCGCGACTTTCATTTCTTACTAAGTTCAATAGATTTCTTATATGGATTCTTAGTCCTATTCAAAATCGTAATAAACTTATCTGCCTTATAAACACCAGCAATGCACACTTGAACTTCATCACCATCTTCCCAAATAGGATTTCCATCCTTACCTCTCATATCAAGTGCTTCTTCTAAATCCTTAAGAAGTTGTTTGGTGAGTTTCATTTAATCCTCCTTGGTACTTGAATTGTCCATGCTGGTGATACAAGATCTACCATTTCAAACTTAGCAGCATTCTTTCTCTGTTCTTCATATGACTTAGCAGGTTCTTCGCTACTAATCTCACCATAATGAGTCTCTAACTTATCCAAATGTTCTAAAATAGAATCATCTACCATTCCATATAAAGTATCCCAAGTTAGACACTTCCTAAGATAAGATGCAACTTCATCTACATCATTATCACTCAATACTATATCAACGTATTCGGTTGACGAATCAAGAAACTTAGCCCTTATTTTAACCAAATCAGTAAGATTAATAGTAATCTTTACATCATTATCAATAGTTTCCATTAGTATCTTAATTTAGAATGAACTGCATCCTTGATTTGATTATAGTTACCAGCATCTCCATTATCATCACCATAAAAGACTTCATCATATCCAGACCTTTCAAGGATCTTATTCTTAATTTCTAACTGACGTTTTTCTCTTTGTATTCTGCGGAGAAACGCATAATGTATAATCTGCGTAAAGTAAGCAAAAGGATTTTGGGATTTCTCAGGATTAAAATTATGTATGTACTGAACGCAATTTTCGATTCCATCAGAGATCATGTCCTCCTTGAACATGTAATTTACAAAGTTTGGTTTAAATGATAAATGATTAGCAATCTTTAAAAAGCAGTCACCAATGTATCGGGGAATGACTGGTTTTGGTTTGCCTTGTATCTGAGCAATCTCTTTATCTTCTCTATACTTAATGAGAGCAGCAAGGAATTCCTTGTTGTTAACATAGTGCTCTGACCTTTTACGTTTTGCCATACCTGCTCTCATTATCATAAGTCTTTATCACTAGTATGTAGATATTATAACATCTCTACGCATAGTTGACAAGTTTATGAAATAGCAGTAAAATGACTCTGTTAAGGTTGATAAGGAAAGCTTAGCTATTCTTATTAGGGCTTGATTTATATAGCTTCTCTAAGATATCTTTAGCATCATTAACGGTACTTAAATAACCCATCTTTCTACTAAGCTTAGCTTGATCCTGATGGTGCCTTGATTGATCACGCACAAATTGTTGATACATTGAAATCATATGAACATCAGATGATTCAGACATTGTTATAACATTATCCAGATTAATAATAAACATATCTTCTTTAGTCGTCTTTAACCAAGGTTCTACTTTATATCCAACAATACCACCACGTTGCTTAATTTCTACTGCTGTAATAGGATTTGATATGACTAGCATAGTGCGGTCATCTTCTTCCGATGCTGCTACTTTGGCGAATATCTCTTCACCAGTTTTAAGTTTAATTGTTGCGTAAAAATCTTCTTCCATTATTTCTTTAGTTGTATAGTGATTATTTCATAGTTAAAGTTTTCTTCGTTGTAGATCTTAATTCGTTCTATTAAATGGTTGAGAGTATAATTCTTCCTAGAGCGATGAGTGCAATCGTCTGCTATATCATAGAGGATTGCTTTTTCTTTATCACTGCCCTTTCTTAGGACTCTACCGATTGACTGGAGGTTTCTAACTCTGGACTTACTGGGGCTTGCGAACACGATATTGTGAAGACGCTTAATGTTAATACCAGTGCTAAAAGTCCCATAGGACGCGACAATAATTGCATTTTGTTCC